TATTTGACGAATATTTTACGCAATGGCAGCGTGTTGTATATTTGGACGCAGGTCTACGTGTTTTAGACGATGTTAAATATTTATTGGAAGTCGAATATAAAGGCGCAATAATCGCGCATCAAGACGGAGAAATTACACCTCATCTAGAATTTCTCACGCAAATAAGTCATGATAATCCAGAATTAGTCGCAAAATTGGTTGCCGAATATGGCAGCGAAATTTTGAAGTCAAATCATATGTTAAATTGTATGTGGATTTATGATACAGATATATTAAAAATATGTGATAAATCGCAAATGATAAAAGCAATGAATAAATGGCCGCTTTGTAAAAGAAATGAAATGACAATTATGAATTTGTTATTGCATTTTAAATATAAATTATGGAAAAAAATACCGCAAAAGGCGTCAAATGGAAAAATATTATTTGATTGGTCAGAAGTAATAACTTCTAATAAGGTTACTTGGAGAGATTATTGTTTAATTAAATATCCTGTTACTATTCAGTTTGATGATTGTTAAAGCGAAGCGACTGATTAAAACCAACGGTGACTGTTTAAAGTGAATGTGACTATTTAAGCCTTTTTAAAGTGAGGTGCCAAATATTTTTGAAGATTAAAGTAAGTAAGTTCATCAGTTGGTTTTACTTTTAATAAATTTCTAAGCTGTTCATTACAATTAATAATACGACCATTATTTTTATCTTGAAGTTTATTTACACGAATATATGCGTTTATTGCTTTAGAAACGTCTACTCTTGACATTTTTGTTCCAATACTTTTACCAAGAAATACTGCTAATTCATCTGAAATAGGTGTAGATGATAGAAATAAAGATTGCGCCTTTGCTTTTTTAATTGGTTTAACTTTACATTTTTGTAATTCTTCATACTTGCAAAATAATTTTAAGTTTTCCTTATTAATTTCCATTAATTCCTCCATAGAATTGTATTGTTTCTTTTTAAGTTCATCATTAGATTTCTTCATAATTATTTTACAATAATCTTTGTCAGATCTTGAATTCAATGTATAATTACATTTATTAAGTAAAATTAATAGTTCATTATTTGCCTTCATTAACTTTAAATTACCATTTAATATTTCTTCCTTATCCTGATTGCTTAAATTGTTAACATTTTCATAATGTACTACACCGAAATTACGCATTCTCTCTCGTTTTGCCTTTCTATTACTTTCAATTAGTTTTGAAACAGGGTCAACAACTTCTTCTTTTTTTACTTTAACTTCTTCTTTTACTTCAATTACTTCATTTTTAACTTCAACTTTTTCTTTTTCTTCAATTACTTCATTTTTTACATTGCTGTTATTTTCAATAATTTCTTCAGTAGTATAAACTTCTTCAATTTCAGCATATGCTTCATTTATTGACAAATTTACGTTGTCAGATTCTTTAACGCTCATATCCTTGTAAACTATAGTTATTTCTGCATTTCCAATATCTTCAATGGTAATGCTATTATTACAACCCTCAATAATAAAATTATTTATTCTAAGTTTATTATCATCAAATAATCTATTTACATTCATAATATTAATATCTAAATTCATCATATCTTTAGTAGTTCTTTTTATTTGAAGATTTCTATTGCTGACAATAAAATCCGTATTGAAAATATTAAACTGAAACTTTGCGTTCATTCTGCTATACAATTAATACATTAAAATATAATGTATTAATTAAAATCAATTTTATTTTAAACAGTAAAAAGGTTTGTTTGTTATGTTCTCCCCATTTTTCGTTATTTAAACTTGCTCCCGAAGTTGCGGGAGAAAGATTTTTATAATCAATATCAAGTTTAAAATGTTTTTCTAAAACTGTTTTTGCGTGATATTTTTATTACCATTTTGTCGTCTTTTTTACACTAATTTTAGGTCCGCCTCCCTTCTTTTTCATTGAATTTGGGTCATATTTCTCTTCTTCGTCGTCTGAGCCTATGCTCTTAGATAATTCCCAGAATTCTTTTGAGCCTAATCTGAAATCACCGTGCGAATCCGCTTTATACCAAAAGACTTGGTCTCTTAATTGATTGGATTTAGAGTTGTTATTGATTACCAAGCACTCATAATTTTCAGTACATTGGTCCATAACCTGACAAAATGATTCAAATGTAGGGAACATACCTGCATAATTTTCATAAATACGCTTACGATTTGCAATGTAGTTCTCTCTTAAAATAAATACATAATCAATATTTGTTCTTAATGTTGGTGGAATACCAAGAGGATATTGCATTGTTATGACAAGCATTACCTTCCAATGTCTGCCATTCATGAAGAGTAATCTCATCATTTTATCGCGTGACCAAGTGTTATCATATAAGCAGTCATCTAAAATAACAAATGCGCGAGGATCTATCGTGGTTCTTTTATAAGTCTCCATTTCCTTTTTTATTTGTTTTAATACAGTTCGCTGACGCTTTAAGATGTTCTCAATAATCGCAGTATTGTATTCATTGTGCACGAACAATTTTGGCACCATTTTTCCATAAAACCCGTTACCTTCTTCAGTTCCCGAAATAACAGTTCCAATTGGAATGGCTTGTTGATAAAATAGTAAGTCGCGAACCAAGAAGGATTTACCAGTATCTCTCTTACCAATTAACACAACAACAGGACCTTTATTTTCATCCGGTTTGAACTGAATGCTTTTCATATCAAATTTTCTTAACTCGAGAGAAGACATAATTATAATACAGATTTAAATATTTTTTTAATTTTTTAACGCAATAATATTATTAGCAATAATAATAAGTTAAAAATGAATTTAATTTATATATTAAATACCTAAAGAATGATAAAAGTCAATTATCAAAAACGAAAGAATCAGGAACTTTTTAAAAGTTTAGAAAATCCCAAAACTATTTTTCTCTCTTCAGCGCAAAATTACATTCCTATTTATAAGAGATTCTTTGCATTAAACGAAATAAATTACAACAACATAAATCTAAACAATTTTTATTATTTAACAAGTGTTAAAGAACATATTGATGAAGACGACGAATCTAATACTTATAATTGTAAAGTATCAAAAATAACTGGAGTATCGAACATAAAAAAAGAAGTGTTTTTTAAAATGGCGCCATTATTAGACCCATTTAAGTATTTAGTTGGTAAATATGACCCTGAAGATAAACGCAATTTTACATTGCCTTCTTTAAATTCAACTACAGATAATTGCAATCCTAAATTTATCGATGAAAATAACTCCGCATATGTAGATGGATTATTCTTATTTCTCTCCAGCAAATTAATAAACGAACATAATTTTATGCCAGGAGTTGATTATTATGGTTCTTTTTTAGGTATTAAAAACTATTATGTTATTAATGCGTTTGATGATATTGATTATTTAAATAACTCGGAATTTTTCAATAAAAACAAGAATATTTTGTTTAAAATAGATGATTACGAGCATTTATTTATACAAGAAGGCGACGGAAAATTAAAACCAATTACAATTGGGAAGGATGTTAGTATGAAATCTAATTTTTCAATCAAGTCTTTTGATAACGAACAATTTGAGGATATTTTTGAAGAAAATGTTATTAACTTAGGTGATTTAAAGGATATGTCAGTTGATTTAGTTGATATTACAAATACAGATTTAATTAATACAGATGCTAAAAATGTAACTTTAAAATCAAATTCATCATGTTCTTCAAGAACCTCTTATACAAACGAAAACGATGCGGTTGAATGTAGTGATTGTAATGAAAGTGAAAGTAATAATGGCGAAAATAACAATTATGAAGAAGGCAGTAATACTTCTGAAACTGTTTGGAAACACGAAGAAGAGTCTGGTGATGACTTGTCTTCATTTGAAGAAGAGAGAATTAATGTAACCATTCCTAAATTTCCAATTCAATTAATATGTATGGAAAATTGCGAAGATACGTTTGACAATTTAATATTAGAAAAAGATTTGTCAACCGAAGAATGGTTATCCGCATTAATGCAAATTATAATGATATTAATTACATATCAAAAGGCCTTTAGTTTTACCCATAATGACTTACATACCAATAACGTAATGTATAATAAAACTCATCACAAATTTTTTTATTATAAATACAAAGATAAATGCTATAAAGTCCCCACATTTGGTCGTATATTTAAAATAATAGATTTTGGCAGAAGTATTTATAAATTTGATGGCAAACTATTTTGCAGTGATAGTTTTCAAGCGGGTGGTGATGCTGCTACCCAATATAATACCGAACCCTACTTAAACGAAAAAAAGCCACGTTTAGAGCCAAATTATAGTTTTGATTTATGTCGTCTTGCATGCTCTATATTTGATTACATTATTGAAGATTTTGATGAAATTAAGGATTTAAGTAAGTGTAAAGATCCAATTAAAAGAATTATTGTTGAATGGTGTTTAGATGATAAAGGTATTAATATGTTATATAAGGGTAATGGTGTAGATAGATATCCTGATTTTAAGTTATATAAAATGATTGCACGTTGTGTACATAATCATACACCTCAAGCGCAATTAAAGAGACCAGAATTTGACTACTTTTCACATTTTACGGATAAAATACCAGTTGGAGAATTAATAGATATTGATGACATACCATGTTATAGTTTAGAAAATTACATTCAAATTGTATAATATAAATATATTACTATATATATATATTATGAGTTCATTTGGCTTTATAATGACGCGACACGTAAATTCCGAGCTAACAAATAAATATTGGAATCACTCAGTAAAGCTATTAAACACTTTTTATCCAGATAAAAAAATAGTAATTATTGATGATAATAGTAATCAAGATTTAGTAAAAGCGGAACATAATTATTCTAATATTGAAGTAATACAATCGGAATTTCCAGGTCGTGGAGAACTGCTGCCGTATTATTATTTTATAAAAAACAAATTTTTTGATAATGCAGTAATAATTCACGATAGCGTTTTTTTTCATATTAAAATACATTTTGAAAAATTAGCATATTATAATGTATTACCGTTATGGCATTTTGATAAATTTGTTGAAAATAAAGAAAATACACTTAGAATTGCAAAAAATCTTAATAATTCATATAATATTTGCAATAAACTTACAGAAGATGAGATTAAATTACTTAAAATAACTAATGATAATAAATGGATTGGTTGTTTTGGATGTCAGGCATTTATTAATCATAATTTTTTATTGCAAATTGAAAGCAAATATAATATAACAAAATTAATATCATATGTTTTATGCAGAGCTGATAGATGTTGTTTAGAGAGAATAATGGGAATTATTTTTTCAATAGAAAACCCAAAAATATTGCATCAAAAATCACTCTTTGGACGTATTCATTCTTATTTAAAATGGGGATATACTTTTAATGAATATGAAGACAACTTAAAAAAAGGCACTATTTTACAACCTGTGGTTAAAGTTTGGACGGGTCGTTAACCGGCTTTAAGTAGTTTTAAGAATAATATATATTATTTAAATTAGTAACTTAAAGCCGCCCTACATATGTAAAGAAAATTGCAAGGGAAATGTTAGAAAAAGTTCCCTTCACGTGTAGAAGAGAATATTAAATATTTTATGGGAAAGTTTTTTTGAATTTTG